TGATTCTGAACGCTCCGGGCAGCAACCGCTTGAACGGCAAGCAGTTCCGCGTGAAGGCTTCCGGGTGGGTCACTACCGCCTCCGGCACCTACACCGCCACCATTCAGCCGGTGCTGTACGGAGACGCGGTGTTGTCCACGGTCACCACCAAACCGCTCTTTTCGGCCACCGCTGGCACCATCGCCTTTACCGGCACGGTAGCGGGCGCTGTTCCCTGGGCGGTCAGCGCCTGGATGGAAGGCGACACGCTATCCGGCACCGTCTCTGGCGCTGGAGAAAGCACCGCTGGCGTTACCTACAAGATTCGCACCCAGCTGGTGGCTCCGGTCACCACAACCATCAACTTCGCCACGGAACCGCCTATCAAGTTCGCTATCGGCATCGCCACGGCAGGGACTCTCGGCGCCACGCCCAAATTCATCATCAATGAATTTACGCTAGACCAAGAGTAAACCCATGCCGTTTGAATCCAAGGCCCAACAACGGTTCGCTTATGCCCATCCAGAAAAGTTTGGTGGCGCTAAAGGCTTGAAAGAGTGGTCTAGCGCCACCGACTTTTCCAAGATTCCAGCCAAGGTCACGCACCGCCAGAAATACGTGAAGCGGTACAAGGAGAAACATGGAAGCGGTACTTGAGGGACTTTCTCATAAACCAAAGATGCCGCGTGGCATGAAAGACCATCGCAAGCATGGTGTGGGCCACACCAGCATCGAACACCTGCACGATGGCACCCACAAGGTTACGCTGCATCACATGAAAGAAGGTGTGGCGCCGACCACGCATAGCGCCTCGGACATGGAAGCTCTACACGATTTGTTGGAAGAAAAGCTGGGCGGCAAACCCAGCAAGGAGGAAATGGAAAATGAGTAAACTGAAAATCTATCATACGGTTAAGGGCGGTTCGGAAGTATCCACGGAAGATCTGGTGGAGAAAATCAGCGCACCCGTGCGCGTCAAGCAAATCCAGCAAGACGGCGGGCTGTGGACGGATACTTCCTTCATTCCCTGGGCCAGCATTACTTACATCGAGTTTGAAAAAGAAGCCGAAAAAGAAGTCGTGGAAGAGCCAAAGCACCGCACCGCCCGCCACTAATGCCCTCAGAGCGGTTCGGAAAACTGATAGAAGCGTACGTGGATTCTCTGGGCGGCCCCTCCGCCTGGAAGAAGCGTCGCACCCGCTGCCAGACCGACTTATGGTTCCTTTCTAAAGAAATCTTCGGAAGAGACTTATACGAGCAGACCCACCGCCCGGTCATTGATTTCTTCCTGAAGAAGAAGCCGTTCACCCCGGCATTCAAGAAAGACGCAAAGTACGGTCTGGCAGAGTTTCACACCGCGATAGAAGAACTAGCTCCGCTAGGACAACGCAAAGGTATTTGTCTTTACCCTCGCGGCTCCTACAAGTCCAGCTTGGATGAGGATGACATCACCCAGTTCGTCATCTGCTACCCGGACATCCGCATTCTCATCATGGTGGGTGAATCTAGCTTGGGTGAAGCGTTCGTCCCCAACATCAAGCAGCGGTTTATCTTGGAAAAAGAAGGCGAGCCTACCGAGTTTCAGAAGTTGTTCCCGGAGTTTGTGATTGACCGCGAAACGGACAAGGAGCGCGGCGGAGCGCAGGAGTACTGGTGTCCGGCCCGGAGGCTGACCCAGAAAGAACCTACGCTCGGTTCTATTTCCATTCTCGGCTCTACTTCGGGCTGGCACTGCGACGTTCTGAAATGCGATGACGTGATTACGGATACCACCCCGGTTGAGACTTCCCTGGCCAGAAACAAGATTGTGCGCAAGTTTGTCACTACTGCTAACCTGCTCGACCCGCATGGTATTCTGGAACTCATCGGGACTCGTTACCACGAGGAGGACTTGTATCAGCATGTCAAAACTACGCTCAAGGATTCTCGCTATCTATGCGGTGCTTCTTGGACTGTGCTGCCTCATGCGGCTGCCAAGAAGCTGACGGAACTCCTGGAGCCAGACGTACTATTGCTTTTCCCTGAAAGACAAGGTTTTGCTTTCCTCCGCGAGAAGCTGCTGCTGGATGAGGATACCTTCTGCCTGCAACAGTTAAACGACCCGCGCAGACTCGGCCCCACGGTAAAGTTCAGGCTGGAAGATTTGCGGGCGGCTACGGTACGTGTCCCGCAGATTCTGGACTTCAAGCGGTACAACTTCTGGGACGTAGCTACTACTAACTCAGAAGGCAGCGACTATACCGCTGGTGGATTTCTTTCCATTGACCCGCAGAAGTGGATTGCCTATCTGCACGTCCTCATCCTGGACAAGTTCACTCCCTCCGAACTGGCGTACCAGATAGCGAAGCTGGCCAAGGAGACGAACCCAGAGCGGGTGATGTTCGAGCGGTACACGGCAACCAACCAGTGCTGGCTGGAGCAGGAAGTAAAGAAGATTGGCGTGAGCATGGGCTATGACATCCCGGTTCATGCCTTCAAGACTGACAAAACCAAGATGGCCAAAGGTCACAACATCTGCGGGCTGGAGCCTCTGATACGCGGTGGCAGGCTGTTCTTCTCCAACCAGATTCCTAACCTGGAACAGCTCTTCAAGCAGTTCACTTCCTTTACCGGGATTCCCCACCCCAAGAGAAACGATGACGGCCCGGACATGCTGAGCTTCCTGAGAATGGTCATGCCGATGACCGGAATGGATTTGCCGGTGCCGCAGGAAGCCGGTCTGAATATGGGCCTGCTGACGCACACCAACGCGGCGGACAATGCGGCATGGATGGCGGCGCAATCGAAGGATGCGGCGGTGCGGGCGTTTCTTTCTCCGCCCATGCAGGCGCCTGTGGTAGTGGCCGGTGTGCAACGGTCAGAAGGATACTTCCCGGGACAATAAAATGGCCACCATTCTGGACCAATTCACCCGCCTGAATCTGGACGCAGAGGTAAAACGGGAGCAAGTAACTCTCGGAGACGAAGCCGAACTTGCCGCAAGGAAATACGATGACGAAGCAGCCCTTAAAATCCTCAAGCAAGACCTGGAAAAAGGCGAATCCGATAAGATTCGATTGGACTTCACCCACCTTTGGACAGTGGCTGACCAACTATTACAGTCGCCTTGGCTTAACAATTATTTCTTCAACCCAGCCAAAGCGAACGTACCGCGCTACACGCTATCCAATATCCTCGACGTAGTTACAACCAAGATTCACTCGGCACTGTTCTTTGAAGAAACGCCCTTCATGCTGCTGCCCAATCCTAAGCTGGATGAAAAGGTGATGTGGGCGAAGGAAGCGGTGCTGGAAACACAGCTAAGGGAAGGCGAGTTTGACATTGAGTGTGACAAGGGCTGGCAGCAATGCGGGCTGCTCGGTACGCAGATTTACAAGTATGGCTGGCTGGATTCCGTTAAGAAGGTTCCGGTCTACAAGGCCAAAGAGACAAAACCAAAGTTCGCGACTCCTCTGGGCGAGAAGGAAGTAGACACTCCAGACTCAGATGAGTTTGAACTGACCTACGAAGATAAGGACATTCACCGGCCCTGGCTGAAGTGGAGGGACTTGCGCTATTTGATTTGTTCCACGACCTGGAACGAAGGCGACATCCGTAAGTGCGATTGGGTCATTGACACCTACCCGGAAACCACGTTCGATGACCTGGATGTGCTGCGCGACACGCCCGGCTATGACATCCCTTCCCGCGAGGAATTGGAAACTCTTTTCTTCCCTCCGCATGTGGAAGAAGCCATCCCCGGAGACATCACCGAAACACGCCCGATTAACATGCGGGCCTGGCTCAGTCATTCCGAAGGCAGAGAGGTAAACGACAGTGCCGACCCATTCGCCAGAAAAATCAAGCTCATCGAACGCTGGGACAGAAACAAAGTCTTTGTCGCCCTTGAAAACTCCCACGGATTCTTGCTTATTCGCAACGAAACGCACGACTTTGGAGCTGTCCCTTATCTATCTTCTACGTGGCGGCCCTTGCCATCCTGCGGATATGGCCAAGGCCTGGGACAACTGGTTGGGCCGGACCAGCAAATAGAAAAAGGCGTGCTCTGCGCCTACCTGGACATTCTGGCCTTTGTAGCGCGTCCTAGCTACGTCCGCCAGAAGCCGCTGAACGCGGTCACACAAGACATCAAAGTAGATTTAGGCACCATCATTTCCGTGGAAGGGCCGGTGGGCGATGCGTTCAAAATGCTTGAACAGCCAAAGATTGACCAAGCCCTTGTACAGGCCATCGAAGCGGCCAAAACGAGCGCAGCGTCAACCAGCGGGGCCAACGAACTCGTTGGGCAAGGGAACACGGTCGGAGGTGGTAGAGCTACAGGTATGCGGTCTGGTTCCGGGGCGCAGCTGGTTGGTCAAGCTCAGGCGGGTAGGCTCGACGGACCTATGGAACGTTTTATCCGTCAAGTTTTCATCCCTTGGCTGTACATCATGGACGGCCTGAACTCCAAAAGACTCCCAGCCAGAACACTCCGCGAAATCCTGGAAGGCGACCAAGAGCACGACTATTCCAAGTTCGATCACATCGCCTGGAGAAATGCCCAAGTCAATTATCAAGTGCTGGCCGGTTCGCACCTTGGCCCGCGCAAACAGATGGCCGAGTTTATGCCATTCGTGCAGCAGATGGTTTCTAATCCCCCCATGATGCAGGCGCTTTCCGAAGCCGACTACACTTTTGACGCTCCGGCCTTTGTAAAGACCTGGGCGCAACTGGCTGGGTTCGCTTATGTGCAGCCGTTCTTCAAGCCCATGACGGGTGAACAGAAACAGCGCCGCGATGCCAATTCACAAGCTGCTTTGAAGGACAAGGAACTGAACTCCAAGGCGGCACTGGAACAGCAGAAGGGCCAGAACAAGATACAGCAGATTTCCGACCAGTCCCTGGGCCGGGCAGCGGAGCATGTCATCCAGCATCTGGCGGAACATACCATGCAGCCCTTTGCCGACAATGAAAGCGAAATAGGCGGATGAGCAAATACTACATTCCCCTCACCGAGCAGGAAGAACTGAGCCTGAGACAACTGGCCACCCAACCCGGTTTTGAAGTTCTCTTCAAGCTGCTGCAAATGCAATCTCTCGACGCGCAAAGCGAAGCCATGGACTGCACGGAAGGCGACGCCAAGAAGCGCCTTCTAGTCCTGTCCGATGCCCAGGCCACGGTGCGGGTGGTGAGCAACATCATCAAGAAACTTGCTGCCTACCAGAACCAGATTCAACAACCAACCCTGAGCGATTTGGAAGAAGCCGGAATCATTCAGAACATCTGGAACGAAAGGACCAATTAAATGGCCACACAGGTTACTCAACCCGTAGAGCCGGAAGTCAAAGAAAATCAGCCGGAGGTAGACCAGGAGTCAGGGAAGTTCATCTACACCTATCAGCCGAGAGATTCCGAAGGGCAGTTCATCGGCAAGCCGTACCGCTTCTTCTACACCGACCACCAGGACCTGGTGCGGCAGATTACCGAAGCGAAAGAGAATGCCGACCGTTTCATCCACGAAGTAAAAAGCGGAAAGCGCAAATTGCAAGGCGAGCCTGCTACTCCTGTTCCGACCTACCAGCCAGCTCCAGAGAGCACCGAAGAGGACGAACGCAAGCGCCGCGAAGAGTTTCGCAAGACCGCCGAACAGGAGTTTGGCGCTCCCGTTGACCAGGTACGCGCCGACATGAAACGCGCCAGGGAACTGGAAGAGTATCTAATCTGCAACACCTGGGCCATGAACAACACGGATTATTATGCCTGCCGCAAGAATGCGCATGACATGGATAAATGGCTGAAAGCGCAGGAACCGCCGTTGAAAGTCAGCGCGGCCAACTTGGATTTAGCTTTTGAAGCGTTAAAGGAAACACTCGTTCCCAAGCCCCAAGAGCTACCAGAAGCACCTGCGGACTCCACGCAGCAGCAACCGCCCACTCGGACGGAAGTAAGGCCACAGTCAACCGGCATCATCCCCGGCCAGTTCGCGGGCACTCGCCAGCCGAACCGCACCGAGAAACCGCTGATGAGTGTGGATAGGTTCCGCCAGATTGACAGGATGTCTTACCCGCTATTCCAGAAACTCAAGAGGGACAACCCAACCGAATACTGGAATTTCGTGAGGATGAAAGAGACAGCCAAGGCGCAGCCACAGCAGTAAAAATCCACCCTTTCGGGTGAAACGAAATGCCATCACCTTCACAAGCAAGCAACACCGTTTCAACCTTGGTTCAGGCGCAGATCACGGAGTTTGACAAAAACTTCGTGGACAACCTGAAAGGCAATACCCCGCACCTTCGCTGCATGGAGATTCGTGAGCAGTCGGAACATTCCGGCATCAACCGGGCGCTGTTCATGTATCAGTTGGCGGTCCCAGCAAGCACCACCAACCCTCCAGGACAAGGCTACACGCCGCAGCAGATTGCGGACGGCACACTCAGTTCTCCGTTGCAGTTGACGGTCAACCAGCAAAACAGCCAGTTGGGAGAATACGGGGATTTCGCAACTATCTCCGCGTTCGCTCAGTTCGCGGCACTGGATGATGCCACGCTCAACACCGGCAAGGAACTCTCCTTCCGGGCAGGCTTGGGCATCAACGACTTGGCGCAAGCCACCGCCGACACGCTGAACAGCACGGACTCCACCGTGCTGAATCAGATTACCTCTGGCGCGGCACTCGACCTCGCCACGGTACGCGGGGCCAAGCAGTCGCTGGTGTTCCGTTCTTGCATGCCGGTTCGCGCAGGCAAAGCGTGCGGAGTCATCTGCCCGCTGGTTCTGGGCGACCTATGGGCAGGCACCACGGTCAACAACTCGGCGGTAGACTTCTGGAAGTTCACCGAAGGCGGCCAGGATAAGTTCGATGACATGGCGGGCAGCGAGCAGGACACGCCCATCGAGCTACCCGGAACGCAGATCGTGTTCTACCAGTCGCCTTACGTGACTCAGCAGTCCAACCTGAACGGCCACGGCATCGCTTACCGGACCTACATTTACATGCACCAGGCGGTCATCGCCATCTTTGCCCGCGTACCGGGCGACACCAACCTGGAAGAAGGCAACTGGCGCGCCATCAAGGTCAACCTGACGCGCAACCTGCCTTCCAGCGCGTTCGATCCTCTTGCCACCATCGGAAATATCGCTGGCTACCGCTACCACGTAGCGTTCAGTTTGCCGCCCGATACCACGATGCGTGCGAGGCAGATTGACTCTGTTTCCGCTTACAGCTAACCCCATGGCCGATACTCCCGACTTTCTCAAAACTGCTGCATCAGCAGAAATAGATGGAGTCGAAGTATCGGCCTCCCATACGCCAGAAACGTATGGCCTGATAGAACAAGCCAAAACCGAACTGAAAGACTGGCACCCGCAATGGGGAAACAAGCCGGAGAAAGACCACAAGGCAGAAGAAACCGCCCACCGGCTGCACGAAGAGAATGAGTCAGCTATTGCCAAGTTCCGCCTGCCCAACCAGCACAAACTGCTCAACGAAAAAGAGCGGGTGCGGAACCTCATGCACGTCAGCGAGTTTTGCCGGAAGCTGAACAACATCCTGGGCAATGCAGTAGACGGCGGCTCCCGCATCTTTATCAACACCCCGCCTGCGATAGCCGGATTTGATAATCACAAAATGAAGGGCCTGTTCATCAAGATGCGTGGCATGGACCAGTTTACTTACCATGTGGACCTGCCACCGGGCTGGAAGAAGATTTGCGCCATTCAGGTTCCCTACATGAGCGAGTGGGGAATCCTTTTGGAAGATGACCACGGCATGATGAAGGGCTGGAAGTACATAGGCTGGAGGGGGCAAGTCTTACTCCGTTTGATTCTGGCTGGAGCCATCACGGAAGAAGAAGCCCATAAAGAGTTTGGTGTCCCGCAGGGAGTGGATGTAGACCGCGAATACTTCACGATACTGGAAAACTGGAGACGCAATGGCAAAAGAACCAATTAGTCTGGAAGAACAACTGAAGGCTTTGGATCTGGAAGAACGCCACCAAGCTCTGCAATCCCGCAAGATTCAGGACGAACTGGCGAGAATGCAGCTGGGCCAGCTGAAGCAGGAACTGGAAACCAAGACCAACAACAAACAGCGCGGTGCGGCAGACGCAAAAAGAGCAATCGAGGATCGCAATGCCATGCGTGCTCGCTGCAACCACCACACAGGCGGCGAAGGGGCGGTGGCTATCATGCAGGGCCAGGGCGATGTGGAGCGTCCTACCTGTATTGGCGCCCAGCAGTTCCTGGACGAAAGAATCCGGCTGACCTGCCAGCGGTGCGGGGAAGAGTGGTTCTCGGATGACAAAAACCGCCAACGCTGGATGGAAGGCGTCAATCTCTGGAGACGTTCCATAAACAAGCAAATGATGGTCATTGGCGGCTTGAAGTTCACCAAGCAGCCGCAAATCACGGTCTAATATGGCGATAAGCTACACAG